TGATCCACAGGCCCGGGGTGGCGCTGCCATCGGGCCACAGGGCGAGGGGGGACCAGGCGGCTGACGAAGCGATCGGCGCATCAAACATGCCGCGCATCAATGGCGTCAGCACCGGGCGCAGCAGGCTTTGCAGCAGCATTCTTAGACCTTATCGACGCCGAACGCAGCGGCAGCGGCCATGCGCGTGACACGGTAGGTGCCGGGCGCGGCCAGTACCTTGGCGGGCTCGGAGTCGGTCAGCTTGCCGATGAGGAAATACTCGTTGTCCGAGCTTTTGATCAGCACATGCGCGACGGCGTGCGGCGTGGTGACAGGCCCGGCGGCGTCTTTCAGGAACAGCGTGGCCTGCTCGCCGGCTGCCAGGGTGAAGTCGGCCGAGTTGGCCTCGGTGGTGCCGGATGCGATCAATTCAGCCATGGTCTTTGTCTCCGTTGCGGGTGGTGTCTTTTGCCTTGCGCGGCGTCTTTTTGGGCTTTTCTTCGGCCTCAATAGGCGCGGCGCCCACGTACTTGGCGGCCTTCATTTCCGTGACCAGGTGCGCAGCCAGGGCGGGCGATACGCGAGCAATGCCGCCCGGAGAAAACGCCCCGAGCGCGGAGCATGCGCCGTAGGTGATGAACTGGATCTGGACTTGCATGGTGGTTATGCCGCGTCAGCCAGTTTTGTCCAGATCGGCTCGGCCTGAGAGCCCGAGTTGCGGTAAACGACGCCGTCCGTCGTGTCCGAGTAGAGGGCCCCAGCGGGCGCGACGCCCTCGCCAGTGGCGGGTGGCGTGCCGTCGGTGTAGTCAACCGGCTCGCCCGCCCCGGACAGGTGGCGCGAGGCAATGGCTGTGACCTGGGCGGTCAGCGCAACCCAGGACGCCATGGCGCTGTGGGCTGCCGCGTGCTCGACCAGTTGCTGGACATAGGATCCATCCGGGCCGTCCAGGTCGTCCGTGGCCAGCCCGCCATCAATCAGCGCATCGGCGTCCGTGTCCTCGAATGTCTCAACGTCGCCGGGCTTGCGGCCATCCCAGGCGGTGATGAAGCGGACGGTTTTATCGGTCATGGTGTTTCCTTCGCAGGGGGTGATCTATCAATGAAAAAGGCCCGCCGAAGCGAGCCTTTTAAGTTGCCAGACCGTCTGGTTACGCCGGGGTCAGGTCGCCACCGCGCACGGCGGCGGGCTTCTCCGTGGCCAGGGCCAGGCGGCGCTCGGCGCGCAGCGTGATCAGGTTCTTGGTGAAGTTGTCGCTGTCGCTGTCCGACATCTCGACCACCACGCCTTCGCGGTTGTAGACCATGTAGGCTTCGCTGAAGCGGCCCACCTGGAAGGTGTCGGCTGCCATGCCAATCGCCTGGATCACCGGCAGGCCGAACAGGCGGGCCTGGCCAGCATCGTTGATGCTGTAGAGGGTCTGCCCGGCGGCTGTGGTGAACAGCTCGATCTCGATGGTGGCCCAATCCGCCGGATTCAGCACGATGGCGTCGGCCGGGTAGCCGGCGGCGTACAGGTCGGCAATCACCTTGCGGATCAGGATCAGCTTCTTGAAGGTGGTGGAGATCGCGGCAATGGTGGCATTGCTGTAGCCGTGCGCGGTGAAGTTGCCGCTGTCGTAGGTGCCGCTGATGTTGGGCGCGGTGCCGTCACCGACGACCAGCTGGGTGTCGACCTTCGCATTCACACCGTAGACCATGCGGCTGTTCACATACGCGGCCAGGGCGGGCGCGTCGGCGGCAAGCTGCTTGCTGATCTTGATCCAGTGCGCCACGGTGCTGATCGGCATGTTCACCAGCGACCAGGTGAGCGCAGATTCGGCCTTGCTGGCACCTTCGGACGCTTCCGCCGCGTTGTTGGTGAAGCTGGCTTCCTTGGTGAACTCGATCGCGTTGGAGCTGGTCGTGGTGCTGGGCAGCAGGGCTTCCATGCTGAACGGCAGCATGGCGCCGGACACGATGCCGGGGTTGCGCTGCGGCGCCACGTTGGTGTCGCTGCCGACCAGCGTGTTTTTCACCTCGACGCGCAGCTTGGCCAGGTTGCCGCCGGCAAAGTCGCCATAGCGGGCGTTCTTGATGAGCTGCTCGCCCCAGGAGCTGACCTTGGTCGGCTCAGACGGTGCGGAGCCTTTCTGCTCGATCTGCAGCAGTCGGTCGGCCAGCTCGCGCTGCTGGATGCCGATGGCGTCCAGGGCGGTCTTGGTGTCGGCGCTGATCTTGCCAACGGTGGCGGCTTCGCCGTCGGCTTTCGCAGACATGGCGGAGAGTTTTGCCTCGACGGATTCGAGGGCTTTCAGGATGGTTTCAGACATGATGATTTCCTTTGACGAAAAAAAACCGCCTCAGTGGGCGGTGCGGGTTGCGGGATTGCGCGGTCTATGCGCCAAACTTCGTGAGCTTGTCCAGAAGTTCGGCCATGCGTTTCTCCTCGGCTTGCTGGACAGGATCCCCCTGCCCCATCAATGCCTTGAAGCGGGCCACCAGCGCGGTGGCGGCCCCTTTGCTGAGTCCGCCTGCATCCCGCAGGAAATACTCAATCTCTCGGATGGTCTGGATCTCGCGGATTGCCGCGTCCATCCCATCGTTTTTTACAGATTCGATGCGGGCCGAGCTGTCCGCCGGCATGGCGACCACGGAAACCTCGACAAGGTTTGTCCACTTGCGGATCACCCGTCCGCTTTCGGTTTCGTCGTAGTCGCCTTTCTTGACGTAGCCGCCCACCGAAAGGCCGTTGATCGTGCCGTGGCGCATGGCGGCGCCGACGTCGGCGCTGACGCTCATGCCGGGGGTGAGCTCGCCCTCGACCAGCAACCCGTGATCGTCTTCCTTGACGCTGATGTATTTGCCAATCGGAAGCAGACCGGCCCCACTGGACGCGAACCCGGCCCAGGAGTGCTCCAGGTACATATGGGGCTTGCCGTTGTTGCGCAGGGTGGATTCATAGGCGCCCTTGACGATGGTGTCGCCGTAGCTATCCACCCCGCCAAAGACGGACGCATACCCGGTGAACCGGCCGCTGTCCCCCTCCATCTTGAGGTCGACGTTACTGAGAGACAGGGTCTTGCGAATCAACATTCTTGGCTCCGTTTCCAACTTCGCCCAGCTTTTCAATGGGCACCAGGTTGCTCTGCGCCGTCAACTCATCGCCGCCGTCCATCGGCGGGTCGTTTTCGAGCTGGGGGCATTCGTTGCGGGGTTTCAGGCCGTTCTGCACGGCCTTGGCGTAGATCTCGAAGCGGTCCTTGATGGAGGCGCGCAACAGGGCGTCCATGCTGAACTCGCCCGTCATGCTGGCGCGCTGGCGGGGCGACATCACGCGCTTGCGAAAGGCTTGTTCGATGTTCTTGCACAGCGGCGCGATGGACAGGGTGTAGAAGCCGTCCTTGATCTCGAAGATGCCAGTGCCCCAGGCGGTGACGTTGCTGTGGTGCACCAGCACCGGCGGCACGTCGAACCAGCGGCACAGCTCTTCGACGCTGAATTTGCGGGTTTCAAGCAGCTGCTGGTCTTCAGGCGACAGGCTGAGCTGCTGGTATTTCATGTTGGCTTCGAGCACCATCAGGCGCCCGGTGCTGCCTTCGGCCAGGCCCTTGAACTGCTCTTTGATGCGCGTGCGCTGGTCGGCGCTCAGCACGTTGTCCACCATCAGCACGCCGGTGGGTTTTCCACCCGAGCCAAAGACCTTGGTGGCGGCTTCCTGCGACTTGGCGGCTTCGGTGGTGGCCGGTCGCATAAATTCCAGCTTGGCCAGGCCGGTGGTTCCGTTGCCCAGGTTCTTGATGTGCAGCACGTTCTCGGCCGCCAGGATGGCGATGTCGCTGCCGTAGGTGTATTTGTAGACCATGGCGCCGTCACTCAGCACGATGGTTTCCACCTGGTCAGACGGCATGGGCCACAGCGCCACCGCTTCGCCGGCCTGATCGCGGTCGATGCGGGCGTAGGCATTGCCGCGCAGGTCGTGATTCATGACCATGCAGCGCCAGAACTCGAACGGCGTCATTCGCGCGTTGGGCGAGTCGCTCATCAGCGCATACAGGCGGCTGTCACGGGCCAGGGTGCGCTGGCCGTCCTTGCTGGCGTACACGAAAAATGGCAGGCTGGCCACGGTGGTGGCGCGGCGATCAATGCAGGCCCACACGGTGCTGAGCTGCAGCGCGCCGTCCACGCCGACGTTCAGCAGATCGCTGCCAAGCGCAACGGAGGGCGAGTCGTTTTGCACGCCAGCGGATTCCCCAAGGGCGCCGCCACGGCCAAACCAGCTCGAAAAACGGCTAAGCAGGCTCATAAGCTGATCGGTTCGTTGAGGAAATCATCAATGTTGTCCTTTGGCGTGTTGGCCAGGGCACGCCCCAGCGCCATCAGCATCGCCATGGGTCCGTCGATCTTGTTTTCAGGCCGTTCCTTGGTGGGAGATCGCAGCTCGTTGAACTTGCTGACCTTCACCACCAGGTTGCTGACCATCCAGGTCATGACGGGGTTGCCGTCGAATTTCAGTTTTTTCTCCAGCACCATGTTCTCGACCTGGATCAATGCCGGCGTGAAGAACATGGCGCGCTGCGTGATCTCGACCAGCGGCAGGCCTTCTTCGATCAGCTTGCCGGCAAAGTACATGCTCAGCGCCGGGTCGAAGGCGATCTCCTGCACGTCGAACTGGCGGCAGTAGCTGCGCAGGTCTTCGGCCACCACGTCGAAGTCGGTGATGTCGCCGTCGGTCACTTGCACGTAGCCCGATCGGGCCCAGCCCGACAGGTGCGCATTGCCGCTTTCCGCCACCGCCAGCTCATTCAGGTACAGACGTGTGAACACAAACCACACGTCTTCACGCTTGAAGACGATGCACAGGGCGGCAAAGTCTTTTTTCTGCGCCAGGTCCAGGCCCATCCAGCAGGGTTCACCCGCGAAATCGCTGATCTGCAGGGTCCTGTCGGCGCAGCGCTCCCAGGCCCGCATGTCCATCCAGCTCGTCTCGCCACTGACCCAGACGTTCAGGCGCTTGGTCAGAAAGTTGTTCAGCGCGGACGGCATGATTTCCGCCTTGCGGGCGGCGCCTTCCATGTCGTCGCGCAGAACGCTCACGTCCCAGTTCGGGTTGGCCTTTGCCCAGCTGGCTTCGACGAAGGGGTCGTCTGCATCGTCAATGCTGTAGATGATCCCGAAAATGCTGTGGTCATCGACCACCCTATCCAGCACCTTGGTCAGGTGCGTGCGCCGCTCGTAGCAGATACCGCTGCGGTCGGTGCCGGCGGTGGTGATGTTCCACAGCAGGCTTTGCTCGCGCGCACCGCGGGCGGTGTCGATCACGTCATACACGGCGCGCGTCTTGTGCGCGTGCAGCTCATCGAGCACCGCAAAGTGAATGTTCAGGCCGTCCAGCGTGCTGCCCTCGGCCGCCAGCGGCGCAAACTTGCTGGCCGTGTAGGCCACCGTGATGCAGTGCTGCAGGATGGCCACACCCAGATAGGTGCGCATGTCCGGCGTGCGATCGGCCATGGCCTTGGCATCGTCGAACACGATGCGCGCCTGGTCGCGCGTGGTGGCGGCGCTGTAGACCTCTGCACCTTGTTCTCCGTCGGCCGTCAGCATGTACAGCGCGACGCCACTGCTCAAGGTGCTCTTCGCATTCTTGCGCGGGATCTCCAGGTACACCTCGCGGAACCGGCGCAGGCCGGTTTCTCGGTGCACCCAACCGAACACGGTCGTCAGGATGAAGCACTGCCACGGGTCAAGCTCGATCAGTCGTCTCTCTCGGGCCCACTTGCCTTTGATGTGCGGCAGCAGCTCCAGGAAGTCACAGGGCCGCTCGGCCCGGTCTGCATCAAACACCCAGGGCCAGCTGTCGCCGGGCTCGCGTGCCAGGTCGTCAAGCTGGCGGTCGACGGCCAGCCGTGCCCACTTGCACGCCGGGCTCTCGCCCGACTGCACCCGCCTGGCGTAGTCCAGGGCGGCGTCCGAATGCTTGCCCACGACCTAGCGACCCAGCTGCGAAAACCGGGCAAAGCCGGTGGCGTGCTGGGGCGCTTCTTCAATGCCAGGCAAGCCAGGCTGCACGTAATTGGACGGCGAGACCCGAGCGCGCGAGGCCGGGTTCAGGCCGAAGTTCTTGACATATCGGTCCAGCTCGCTGCGCATTTCAACGATCTTTCGGTGGATCGAGCTTTCACGCAGGAACCCGGTGGGGGTTTTTTGGAAGTAGGCGGCCATCAACGACGTGTCGTTGTCGCCCAGCTGCTCCTTGGCGCGCTTCTTCTGGGCCGCAAAGGCCATCTCCAGATCACACAAATCGCCCCATGTCTGGCAGTACGTGGCCAGTGAGGCCTTGTCGACCTGGGCGATCAGGCCCAGCACCTCCAGCTCTGCCGAGATCCGGCGCCACTCGCGCACGGCGTGGTTCGACAGCCACTTTGGCGGCGATGGGATCTCAATCTCAGGGTTGACCCCATCCGACAGATTCAGCGGGCGCTTGCCAGGGTTGCCTTGCCATAGCTTGACGACATTTGGCGTCGGCTTTGGCCCTCTCAATCCCATGACAATCTCCTACGTTTTGCGGTCAGCCGCCACCTGTTCAAAGGTTGCGCCTGACGATTCAAGGGTGGCTTGCTTGCCGGTGAAGGCCTGCCAGCGCCGGACGATGACGTCGCAGTACTTCGGGTCCAGCTCCATCAGGCGGGCATAGCGTCCGTTTTTCTCGCAGGCGATGAGGGTGGTCCCCGATCCGCCGAAGAGGTCAAGGCACAGGTCGCCGCCCTTGGTGTTGTTGAGCAGCTGATATTCAAACAGCGCCACCGGCTTCATGGTGGGATGATCTAGGCTGCGCGTGGGCCGGTCAAACTCCAGGATGGTCGTTTGCTTTCGGTCACTGGCCCACAGATGGCCGGCGCCGTCTTTCCATCCGTAGAGGCATGGTTCGTGCTTGAAGTGGTAATCCTTGCGTCCCATCACCAGGCTGTTCTTTTTCCAGATCAGCACCTGGCGAAGGTCCCACCCTGTATCGACCAGGTGCAAGAGCTGGTGCTCGGCATGGCCAAGCGCATCGACCAGGAGAAAGAGCTGGGCGAACTGCTCAAGCGCAAGCC